TTGTGTGAGCACTCATTGTGTAAGCGCCCATTGTGTGAGCACTCATTGTGTGAGCACTCATTGTGTTAGCGGTTCAGAAAAACTATTATCAGGGCATATATGGCCTGGTAATGCTTTCGTTAGATATCTCCCGGTTCAAGAAGATCTGCCGAGTTTAGATAATGGACTCGGTTGTTTCAAATATGTGGGGTGCCATACACAATATGACATCGAAATACCCCCTAGTCCAGGTAAAAAGCACTGTAGACGGAAGAAATTACAGTGTTAGAGATATGCCAGATAAACAGCAAGCCGCCGATTTATTGGCGAGAGTCCGCCAGAAGTTGCAGAAGTTGGTGGAAGTGCTCCGGCAACGCTTTCCGAATAAGCCTCAGGTGATTCAACTCAATCAGAAGTTCGAGGCTGACCCGAAGCGCTTCTATGAGGCCACGCCGGATGCAGAACATGTGTCCTATAGCGTAAATAAGGGTGACAGTATTCATCTGTGTCTGCGCCAGAGGGAGGGCAATAACGAGAAACTCGTTGAGGAGAACGTGATGGTATTCGTCGGCTTACATGAAATGGGTCACGTCATTACACCTACCTCGGTAGAGAGTCATGGACCGGAATTCTGGAACAATTTCGGCTGGCTCCTGAGAGAGGCAGAGAGCACCGGTATCTACAAGTATCAGGACTTCAAGGCGCACCCTGTTGCATACTGCGGTGAGAAGATCACAGATCAACCAAAATATGACCCCGATCAGGACGTTGACGACGTGGCTGTGGGTAACCCTCTTCAAATCGGGACTATTACACGCTAAACCTTAACATATGCAACGGTGTTCATTAGGTTCGGACTCAATTGTTGCCCGTCTACAGAATCCACTTGAATACTGTCGGCTAAATAGTCATCACACTTGGACGTTTGACACATATGCATCATTCCATCCAAATAAAAATGTGTTCCTCTTTTTATAGATGGTTTTTGGGTTCGTAGCCACCCCTTGATCCTTGTTTTTTCTCTGATAGCATCGCCGGTTGGTATAAATTTCATTTTGCTATAGGTGGAATCGGGCTTCTTTATCCAATCACCTTTTTGGGGCCAAGTATCCTTATATTCACTACAATAGAGTATAATATCTTTTCCGATATGTTTTGCAGCATAGTCGACAGTAAATCTGGTGAATCCATTCAAGGTAGCAGAATTCGCATGGACCCATCTAGGAATGCCGTTGATGTCCTTTTTAACAAGCCAATTATGGTTATCATTACCTAATTTTATAGTTCCTTCTGGAAATGCGGTAGCACTTTCCGAAGGTCCTTTCCGGTGCCTCGGTACCTTTCGTGTTTTACTTGGCATCTATAATACGCTTATAAAGTTTTATCTAGAACCTATTCTTACATTAGATGTCTCTAAGGGCACAATTTGAGACAGTTTTGAAACCCGGGCCAGTTACCAAATTCGCCGAACAAATGGTCCAATTTAAGATAATCCGATATCATGCAGGGAAATCAGTGGAAACAAGGCTCCCACCCTTGGGACCGTTTCCCACCTGGTTTACATTATATGAGTTGAAATTAGCACTGTGGAATTCTACGGCTGTAGCGGGCGGATCAAAGAAAGCGCCATATGCCCCACCACTTGTGTTCATCGGCGAACCGGTTCGCGACTCCGCTACACAGGGTGTCACCATGTATAAACCGATTGAGATGGTATGGAAGAGTATTATAGATAAATCCGAACCATTTTACTTAAATAACCCTATTTCGATGATAACGGGTGCACCGGATTCTCGGTTCGTTGATTCGGCGGGAGCACAAAAGTCTGTTGCAAAAGATGACCGGGTGCGAATGACATTGAATGATGTATTTCAATTGAGTAGTGGTGTCTCTATACCGGAACTCCATGTGTTTTTTTACACCGACATTATTGATGCGATTCCTGGGCCGAGGCCTCTTGGTGAGCGCGATATATATGGGAGAATCATGCCGTATTTTCCATATTTGGACATAAACTCATTACCTAATTCGACCAGTGTAGCAACGGCTATAACGCCGACTTTGGAAATGCAGGCGAAGCAGATTGCAGCCACTAGTCAGCAGATTGCAAACCTGGAGCATGCACTCAAAGGTATCACACTTCCTTCGTTGGAGGGTGTAAAACTTCTGCGATGGGTCTGGAGCGATAAGCCCGAGGCCTGGGAAGGGGCTGCCGTCCTTTTCTTTGGTCTGAAGGTGACACATGAACGACCGTTTCTGCGGTTCTTTCCATCGTTGGGACAGCCTCTGACAAAGGTGTGCGTAAGGGGCCTTTTACCTATTCCTGATTTACCAGACCCCACGATGCTTTTGACGTGGAATCAGGACAAGAATCCGGAATCTGGAAAGGAGAGTATGTATATAAAGATGCAGATCCAGGATTCGGAGGGTTCAGAACAGGAGGCGCCGGTGTATTCCACTATGTTCGTCTATAATGACGGGACTGCAGATTTGCGAATACAGCCGCCGAAGAAGGTGCGTTTACTGGATCCGGTCAGTGATCTGCAGGGGACCCCTGAAATTCTGGAGAGACTGCTTGGAGATTTGCCATTGAGTGGTAAGGCGCCCAAGTTGGCCGAAGCGAATGCGATCTTCAAGTTGCGCATGAAACGCGATGCTTCTCGGATAACGAAGGCAGTATTACGGTCGAGGCTCAAGGCGTTCACGTCTCTGTTCCAGGAAATACCTCCCCTGCCCGATGAGCAACCACTCGTGATGCTGCGGTTCAAGGGTGTGAGTAATTTTACAAACGAGTCGCGTGTATTCGCATTTTTGACACTGTTAGCCGAGCGGGAAGTTGTGGATGGGGAAATCGATCAGAGTGGATGGGCATCGAAGGTGGCCGAAGAATTCCAAATATCTTTGGAAGAGGCAAGGAAGCAAGTGGTTGCATGGATGTCTCAGAGAGGTGAATTTACGTTAGCGGTGAGTGGGACAAAAGAATATATATTAAACAAGAATCCTGGAGTCGATATAGCAATATTCGAGCAGCATCCGACCTATACATTTCATGTAGCGAGCGGACAGGATGCCGGTTTATATGGTGTGATCATTCATTTACTGGGGATACTGATGACGGCGGACTCATCTACGTTTACAAAGAGTGGTGTGGCAAGTATAAGCAAGTTGGTTCCTGCAATGACGGAATCGCCGGGACCGGAAGAGGATGATGAGGGAGACTTTGCGTTTCTCAATAGTGATGCGGAAGATGGTGGTCCCGTGAGCGGGAACGGTGGTGGTGGTCCCGTCAACGGGAATGGCGCTGCATTTTTACCAAGTGATGATGATGATGATATCCCTGAGTTCATGAGGGCGGCTATGGCTAGCAGTGGTGGCGGTGGCGGCGGTGGTCCAGAAGAACATCAAGAGCAAAAAGAATCTCCGGCACCTGAAGATAAGGAGGCAGCAAAAGCCTTTGAAAAACCCGCCGACGTCAGCGCCATTCAATTGACAAAATACTATATTGAGCGTCTGAAACTGGCAGATCCTAGTATATTCAATTATCAACGGAAGGATGCGTCTGAGCGTGGATATGTAAGCCACTGCGCGGCCAATGACGGGCGCCAACCCATTGTATTGGATACTTCCGAATATGATGAAATGCGGGAAGTCTACAAAGGTGATACCGATCTCGAGTTCATGGTTTATCCTGATGACGTAAAAAAGGGAAAGTTCCAGAAAAAGCAGCCATCAAGTCTAGAGAATTCTGCAGGCATCTTAGATGGAAAGCCCTATCCGAGTGAGGAAATCAAGGAAGTGATTACATTGGTAAAATACGGGTCAAAAGCGAAACGCCTGCACTATTATATCTGCCCCCGTCTTTTCTGCATTCGTGATCGCCTTTTAGTCAGATACAAGGACTATAAATCCACGATGAACCGCTTTACACAGAAGCCTAAGCCGGAAAATTCGTGCCCGTTTTGTGGCGGTAAAATCATAACAAAAGAGGAAATGAAACAGAAGAAGCGTGATCCGACTAAGACGATTATAGAGCGCAAGGTGAGATCTGGATCTGACTCGGAACGCAATATATATATTGGATTTCTTGATAGAAGGACTCCTACAGGTTTGGCTCTACCCTGCTGTTTTGCCACAACCGACAATAAGTTTAATCCAGATGATCCGGAGTTTATACGCCTTGGTCTTCGTGGTCCTGGAAAGGCTGCTGCTGGGGGGGCTCCAAATGCGGCGGTTGCTGCTGCCTTGGCGCCTGCTGCTGCTGATACTGTAGCAGGCGCCCCTAAACCTGCCGCCGCTGCTGCCGCTGCCGCTGAACCTGCAAAAAAGCCGGTTGATGAGGATGATGAGGGAGAAGGTGGCGGACCCAAGGGCAAATCAACTGCGAAATACGACTACTATCGGGTTATACAAGGTGTCAGTGTGAAATCAATAGTGGATTCATCGAGAATTCCTCTCAAAATCGTGGAGCCAAAGACAGCCGACGACCCGAAAGCGGGCCCACAGATTGGTTTTCTCCCCGAAGCCCTCGACAAGTTCTTCCTGCAGGACTCAACATCAGACAAGTTCGCCGAAAGACTGGAGATTGTCAGTAAGTTGAAGCCCTCGGCCCAGGGATTCCTAAGACTCGGCGTTGACAACACCAATAGAGAGCAATCACTCTTTTCAGCAGTCGCACCCTTCTTTTATTTGCCCAATGCCGAAGCCGTCGTGGAGCGGGTATTCCAGCCGGTCGATGTTCGCATACCCCCCAGAAAGTTTCTTCAGATAAACGGTGGCAATCTCGTGCACGAATTCTACACGAAATGCGACAGAAAATACAACAATGATATGCGGAAGTTTGCGGCGACGCACTTAGGTATATCTGAAATAAAGGACACCAATATTCCAGCCATTGAACGACTCATGTGCGCCTATGATAATTTCAAGACCTATATCACAGATCTCGAGAATCCACAGCGCAAGGATCTCCGTGTATTCTATGACATTTTCAGTGAACCGAACATCATGCCCCCACGCGGAATATTGTTCATTGTTCTCGAGGTCACTGTAGAAGAGGTCACAATTAAGAAGGGTGATAAGGTCGAATTCAAAAATGAGGTGAAATTCAAGAATGTACGTTGCCCACCCTATCCACTGAATGAGGGTCAGCAGCGAGCCGATATTGGATTTCTTGTTCACTATAATCGTATATTCCGAGACAGATATACACAAGCGAAGACCTATAAACACATGGGTTGGGACCCCTTGTTCTACGTGGATGGCACTGCAGGTATACCCGATAGCAGACATCGACCTACACTCACTTTCCAGAGAAGTCAGGAGGCGTCTTGGCCCCCAATCGTGCAGCGGCGTGTCCACGAATTTTTTACGACATGTATGTCAATAAATCGCGGCCCTTTCACGAGCGAGGTCGGCATAGACCCTTTTGCCTTGATCAGTGCGCAGGAAATTATGACGGCAATACGCATACAACCCAATGGTATAATACGCGACGCATACAATCATTTGGTCGGCGTCGGCTATAAAATTCCTGGGCAGGCTGGATCATCCTCGGGAATCGCAGCCGTTCCCGTATCCGATGACGGCACCTTCATGTATGAGCGCAACATATACTTCGACTGGGATGACTTTGATGCCCCTCCTATAAACAAGGTGATTGACTTCTTTTTGAGGAATGTGGTCACGGTATTTCCCCAGTATCGCGGATATGTGCCAAAATCTCAGATAAAGATGGCAGGCCTGGATAAAATCGTGGGCCTGAGGCTGGCAAACGGCTTTGTAGTGCCTGCGACGGATGCACAGGAGTCGAGTCCTATATCTGAGAAGGACTACCCCATAGAAAAGCCGATCGACCATATTGACTGGGATATGAATGCTACTATTGCGTATGATAGTGAGGCGAGAGCGCGGGCATTTCGTTTGGCCGAAGAGGGGCGTGATAAGCGTGAGGGTAGCAGTGAAGATGAGATACCGGATCCGAAGAAGGATGCTCACGTAGTTCTGAAGATGGAGTCATCCCAAGATGATATAGAGGACATCTATCAGCACCTGCGCTTCACATTTTCTACGTGGCTCTCGACGGGCGCGGGCAGCCAACGGCGCAAACGGCTCTTAGAGATTCTCAAAAACCGCGATCTTCCACTACAGGATAAGCGGCGGCGTCTGGATATTATGTTATATAATGATATCATACACTGGCTGGAACCGAAAGATAGTGACGAGGTTAGTGACATTGGCTTCTTGCGGGTCGACTGCCAGATACAGGGCGAGGAAACATGTAAGGGAAGATGTAAGTGGGCGCCGAGGGAAACAGATGATGTCAATTGTGGACCATGTAAGATCCATACGATCAAGCAAATTGTCGATGCCTCAACGAAGGAGGGGACTGTGATAAATGTGCCGCGGATGCTATATCTGCGCCTGGTCGATGAACTCATACGTTACGCGGCGAAACGGGAAGAGATATTCAATCGCCAGGTCCCGAGGCTCACTATACGTCGCAAGGCTCAGCGGTCTGGCGACCAATACATCATCGCGGAAGGCACCTCGGATTGGAATACATGGTGGGAGATTCTGCGGAATGAGTGGATCGCACCAGAAAAGGAGGGGGTGAGACACTTTGATGAGCAATTTAGCCCTATCCCCACAGGGTTGCCTACGGAAGATCTGCGCTCATTACCTGCAATCTTGAAGGCCGCACTTGACCCGTCGAATTCTGACCCGAAGATTGCCGATCTGGTATGGAACCCCTCTACGACACCCGATCGCCCGTTTGCATTCTTAAAACCAGTCTTACGATTCCACGAAATTACGACGAAGGCGGAGGATACGCTGACAAAAGAGGAATTAGAATACATTGTGAATACGGGGAATTGCCAGGTGTTATATATGCCGTCAGGTAATATCAGCGGGTCGATGCGCAAAAAGAAGGTGGGTGCTCTTGATGCGATTATAATAGCGTCGGTGGATGGAAATGTGGGCTGGGTCTCCAAGCGCGGATCGTATGGTGTGAAGGTATCGTTGGCTGATTTACCGGACAGCCTAAATCTGTTCCGTCTTTTGTAGGTATAGGAGAATGAGTAATGAGGAAGTCAGAGTCCCATTGAAGGACACCGTGGTCGCAGCCGTCATACAGCAGTTTATTGAACGGTCCGAGGTGGGCCAACAAAAATACGGAACTACTCTAGACCGCACTGACTTGAAACCCTTGGATTGGGTTCAGCACGCTCAAGAGGAGTTGATGGACGGTATTCTTTATTTAGAGAAACTTAAACGTGTCATTAAGGCTAGTCGTCTTCTAGAAGACACTCTGTCGGAGGGAACAGCACCGACTCCTTTGACTCAGAATCAATAGATCGGCGCCTGCATTCGAGCATAGCCTGAATCTCCTCATCAAGGATGTTCAGTTTGAACATCTGGTAGTTGTCATTGTTGGGATGCAAGATCACAATACAGAGTTCCACGACCTTGATCCCATAGTGTTTCTCGAGGAACCAGCGATACACGTTGAGTTGGAGGGTATAATGCCAGTAATTGGAATTGGGGAGATGGCCTAGAGGCCCATATCCCGTATCCCAGGCACTATCCATCTTAATTTCCTTGCTGCGCTTCCAGTCATAGATGGCAAATGCGCCGTCGGTTTTGCGCTTGAATACCATGTCTATACTACCCGTCAACTTGTATTCATCGTCCCACACCTCCCACTCCGTCCGATAGGGGTCCATGGTGTCTTTTACATCATTCCAGAAGTTCTGGAAATACTGCCACTCCTTTGTGGTCAATACGGCGGGCTCAATTCGATTATGCGCGCTATTGAGAAATTGCTCAATGGCCAAGTGCATATTCGTGCCGGCACCAGATGCATCTTTTCCAGAAGCGGCCCATTTGTCCACAATCTCCTGGTCGCTCATCCCGAAATACGGGCTGCTAGGCCAGTTGGGAGACGCCTTCATCTTGGTAATACTGGCTATCGGATCGAAGTGGGGGAAGAAGGCGTGCACAAATCCAGTCGTGGATACTATACCTTTGCTAGAACCATTCACATAGTATGTGTGCGTCTTCTCGACAAAACGAACCGCCTTGTCTCGTGGATGTACATTCAGGAAGGCAAGAGTCTGCCATGGTTCAGGCATATTATGATCTGATTATATATAATTATAGGTAGATTGGCTTTATGCGTCAATTTTTACGGTGGACCACTTCGGCAAACCAAGGCAACTCAGTCTTAATAGCGGCTTCCAGAACGGAAGCCATTTCTGGAGTCTCCACAGTAAAATGAATATGGATCTTGTTTGGCCAGTCATATTCGACTCCCACACTTTCCTTTATCTCCCATTCAAGCCCAGTCCCGTCCGTTGTAAAAAAATATCTTGATACGTCGCAGAGAATCGAAAAGGTCATTCCGCACGTATTGTCGAACTTGGTATATCTGGACTTATGCTCTAGTTCTGAGCCAATATAGCGATTGATTCGACTTACAACGTCTAGAGCCCGCTTTGCATGTGGACCCTTATCGAGAAGAACAAGATGCTTTAATCTAGCCTCTCTTTCTTCTAATTGTATACGCTGTTTATTGAGAAAATCAATATCTTGATTAAATCGGGTATATGCATAACTCGTTGTGAATTTATCGCGCTTGAGTTTGGTTTCTTTGTCAATGGCATCTTTCATTTTATTGATTCGCGCGAGTTCATCTGTATATGGCTCTTGACTAACACCATCTGATTGTAGTTCGAAACCTGCTGAAGTAAACGCTGACAAAGGTGGTTCAGGAACAACGACCTCGGTTGGTAGAATTTCCTTGGTTTTTACAATGCTCGCCCACGTATTCTTATTCATACTTATTTATAGATCGTGGTAATTTAAGCCTCTCCTATAAGATCTATTGCTCAAATCCAGCAATCTTCATAATGGCTTTGCCGAGTTTATTCTCGCCTTCGAGATACTTCTCCTTCGTCTGTTTGCCACCGTATTCACTGCTTGCCGAGCCAGTATAGAAGAGCAGAGTCTTACCTTGTTGTTTCGCCGCCTCTACAATCGAGCGGAATTCAGGGTCGCTTGTATACCGCTGCCTCACAGCCTCCTCTAGAATCTGGTCCTTCATACCGGTCCATTTGGCAGTGTCGAACTTAATCCCGTTTTTCTTCATGTGCATCAACTTTATTTCGTTATGCACTTCCTTCATTTCCTCGGCAAGAAGTTCCGCATTGCGATCATCGGTCAACTCCTTGGCACCGGCACCGACGCCCTTTTCAGAGTCGCGCTTTACACGGAACTTCTGGTGGATCTTGCCATTTGGGCTAAATAGGGCCTGTGCAAGCCCTGGTTTATCCGTAGCGTGCTTATATAACATACCGGCCATAAAGTGCTCGATGGATGGGTAGGTTTCTGCGGGTGTGACGGGATCCTTGAGGATAAATGGCCAACCAGGTGCGAGGACACGGAGTGCAAGTTTCTTGCCGATTTTCAGGCGATCGAGGGTGGGTGCTTCTAGATGGAATTGCAGGACCTCGGAAGGAGCATACTGGCGACGTTGAGTGCCGTCTGCTTGTTGTGCTACCGTAGGTGGAGGAGCGGGCACCGCAGCGGGACCCTCGAGTTCAGCCTCGCCGCCACCTGCGCCTGTCGCTGCAACTGTGGTTGCACGGTTCTCGCTCACCGATACACTTGTTGCCACCTTGGGCTTCGACGCATTCATAGCCAACTCCCCCTTTCTCCGGAATATAAACCAGCGATTCAAGAACGAGAACTGCTGCACCGCCGGCGTCATCGGAAATCTCCGCCCCGCCTTGGCCGCCATCTCGTGGCTTTCTCCAAACATAGCCGTCGAGTGCTTCAGTCCCAACTCCTTCAACTCTTCCGCATTACACAGATCGCAGCCAATCGACTGCATCTTCTCCAAAAGCAGACGGAATGGCACTAGATACTCACGGTGCGGCATACCAATGCTGATGAACTCGACGTCAATCGCCATCCCAAAGGCATCGTCGCCATCGGGAATCTCATCATGGTCATACTTCTTGGCAATCTTCCAAAGGAGTGCATCTCCCTCCTCACCCATACGAGCCTCACGTCCTCTCAAGAACTCGAATGTCTTCTCCCCATCAAAGCAGCAGCCGATGAAATAGCCACCCACCTTCAAGTTCTCAGCGATATTGCCCAAGAAGCCCTCGAACTTATCCTTGGCAGCAAAGAAGTAGTGCGTGGCGAACATGCAACTGATCACGTCCGCCTTCGCCTTCAGTCGGCTCGCCATTCTCTCCTCAATATATGGCGGCACTACTCCAATCGGTCGTGCCTTACCCAGCACACTTTGCAAGATTACTTTGTCCTCAGGCCCAGAACCAGCATCACCCGAGCCCATGTTCTTACTGGCGTCTCCCACCACAAAGGCCATAGATAAGACACTTGCACGACCATTTCGAATCATGGTCGACCACATGCGCTGATAGGCCCCGTGGTTCGGATTATTGATATTGTCTCCCGCGATATCGATGCCGAGCACACAGCCCGCATTGACACGCCGCCACTTCTGTATGTCTTGCGCCATACCCATGCCGAGGTCAATGAGTGACAGATTCGGCTTCTTCATCACACTGCTATACAGAATGACCTCCTTGATATACTGGTTGTGAAAGTCGCGTAGAGGGCGCACTCGCGCCATGTCCTCCTTCGGGGCAGTGCGATCCGCATATCGCTGGCTAATGGCAGCGCGCTCCCTCTCTAGCGCGGAAACGGCTACCAACTCCTCCTCTGATGCCTCTTCCGCCCCTGTCCGAATCATCGAGACTGTCACCGGCTCATGGATACTCTTCCATGTGCTCTGTGCAACGAAGTTCGAATTGAGCGTGCGCCCCAACTCACCCCGTTGGAGCCGCTCCGTCTTATCTGTCCGGATCAGTTTCGGCACCCAGCGCCATCCCGGTGCCCTCGAAGGGTCGTAGGCGATCTCCACGATACTCTTGTCCATGATGGGTTCCTTCGACATTTCACATGTCGCATATTCATCACCCGTCTCTATATCCACCGTTGTCTCGACATAGCAAGTGTTCGCCATATCATCCGGAAACTCCTCTGGTTGAAAGAGAACTGGGCGATACACATTGGAGCCCCTCGTTCTCGGGGGTTCCAAGGGCAGGTTCTGCAGCACGATGTTCCGTGGCTTCTGTGCACCGAATGCAGGGTCATCGCGAGAACCAACGTGGAGGCGCAGCACCTTATAGCGAATACCCTTACCGGAAGTCGGATGGAATCCATCATAGATGGCGTCGACAATTGTCCCAGGTAACTTCTCCGTCACCACCATGAAGTCGACTGTATTGTCCTTTGACGGCTTCCACTTGAATTGCTCGTTATAGGCCCCCTGCGGTTCATCCGGAATCTTGGACTCATTCTTTGTAAAGATGAGGCCGTCCGTCTCATAGATGCGCGGGGCATCCAGTGTCTGTGCGGCGGCCAGGAATATACTGGTGTCACCGCTAATGGCAAACCGGAAGCGCTTCATGCTTACCAGGAGCCGGGTGGCCGGAGTGAGTCCCTTGACGACTTCGACGGGATTTGGCGCCGTATTCCACAGTTTCTCCCAGGCCCGCATCTCGGCATAGCGCATACTCGTGCCCGCCGCCGCGCTATAGAATGGGAGGCCGTGCACCTCGCGACCGCCCGGGGCAACATAAATATCGAATATCAAGTATTGGTTGATCGAGTCGCCGACATTGTTTTTCGTGATCCACTCGCCGTCCACAATGGAACTGGCGCACGCGTCCGTCTTGAGACCGGTCTCATAGACGTTGATGGCCTGGTCGATGAGATAGAGGCGACCCTCCTTATTCACGAAGCCCATGGTGCGCAGACCATCGGCCTTGTCCGTGACGTTATAGCCTTCGCGGATATTATGAATGCCGGGGCTTATCAATGACGTCATATTCTTGATTTCCAGATTGACCGTAGAAGCGCCCCGGAAACGATTTGTCTTGACCAACTCCTGGTATTCCATCGCCACTTGGCGCTTCACGGATTCCCGGATGAGCAGAGGACTCTTTTGTATGCCGCGCAAGACTTCCCCCACACCCTTGATAAGCCGCTTCATGGCGGCTCCAGTGGTGTCATCCGGACCCATGTGCTCCAACTCGACCTCAACCTCATAGACAGGCGCTTCTTTTGTCAGGTCGTATTGGATGAATTTGTTGACCCAGCGATATTCGCCGCGACTATTCCGCTCTGACTGCTTCACCATCGAGAGGTCGAAGCGGAGACCCTCGCCGCGGAAAGTCCAGCGGCGTATAAGACGAAATGCCTTCTGCTGAACCGGCCACTTGTCTACGAGTTCCTTCAACTCCTCATCATCCCTACTGATTTCACGCTCATTCCGCATCTTAATGCGCACGTTATATTCCTCCAGATCTAGCGTAGATGAGGCACCTGTCTTGTCCTTGATCATGGCGGAGAAGGCCTTTCCGGCAATACGGTCGTCCTTACAGTATTGGCTGACCGCCCCGAGGCCGGCAAGAGTGATGCGAATGTTTTTTGGCGTGATGATATTGAGTTTATCTTCCTGAAGGACAGACGTATAACCGCGATTTTTCAGACGTTTGGCAATAGAGGCGAAGGTAGTCGAGTTCACCTGCCCCTTTACGCCGAATGTGGCCTCCAACTCCTGACTCGGGTGCTCCAGCCAATCCTTCAACATCCTCTCAAGTTGGTCTAACTCGGCTTTACGGATATCCATGGTGTATCCTCTCTGTTTTATACTACGAGTTCAACTTTAGGGTTAGGTCACATTTTTTTGTTGTCATTACCCTGGAGTGCTTAAATTAAGCACTGATAAGTGGTGCTGTAAAGTGCTTAAACCGCTGAAGATTTTGTAATGTTCATTGGTTTACTACCGCCAAGTACCGAAGTCCTAAACGCGCAGCGTTTAGGGTAACAAGAAATCTTAGACCGCTGGGCATTTGAAATGCCCGTTGGTCTAATATCAAGACTCGTTAATGCGCATGCGAGTCTGACGTATTAAGTGTCATATTTCGCTACTTGGCAGCAGCCTTAGGGAGTACTTAAATTAAGTATACTCCACGGTAGGTAAGTCTCGTTGATGCGTATGCGAGTCTTCACATTGAGAGTATCTGTTACCCTAAACGCTGCGCGTTTAGGACTTCAGCACTTTACGGTAGCCAACTTCGTAATAGCAATTGCCCGACTGAGTTTCTGACGGAGGACCTCTTTTGACAGTCCGGTGGATGAGAGTCCCATCTTCTCGTATTGGGCCGCCATGGCCTTCTGGGTTTCGGATGAGGGAAGAAGTGGCCATTCGACGGTGAATGAGCGGCCCTCTTGGGTCTCTATCCATTTCACGAGGTCCAGAGAAGACCATGTGCTGGCATCCCAGAGTCTGTCCCAGGTGGGTGCTCGAATGATCCAGATTTGCCTATAGCCTCCGTCCCTGGGAAAGGCTTTGTCATCGAGAAATTGCAGCGTCTTATCCACCTCATTCCACAGAACCCAGAGCAGAGGATTATCTTGAGTGTAGCGTTCGATGGCAATCATGGCCGCTTTTGCCTGTTGAAGGTCAGGCTTGAGGCTTCCGAAACCCTCGAGGGCCTTCTTCTTGCTGAGTGTCCTCGGAAAGTCGAGAGTGGAACAGCGAATTTGCCATTCCGTGGTTGCGTCCAGTAACATCCTCTGTCGGAGTTGTTCGGGGGACACTCGGAAGAGGGGATCATTTAGCCAGAGCCAGGCGGCCAGAGGGTGTCTGGGTTGGATACTGTGTGTCGTGAGATTCCACCGGGGGGTCTGGTCTTGCGTGTCTATTGCGCGGCCTTCACCTGTCCCGGAGGCA